AGATTTAATTTTACTGCTGGTGCTAGTGATACAGCAACAGAATCTGTAGATGGTGGTGGCGCTAGTGTTAAAATAGTAGGCCATCCACCTACAAGAAACTGGGATGAGCAACTGTATAGTGAGCCTAATGGATTTCCAAGAGCAGTATGTTTTCATGAACAACGATTATATTTTGGTGGAAGTGCAACCGCACCTGACTATTTAACTTCTAGCAAAGTAGGATCATTTTTTAATTTTGATGTAGGCACAGCAAAAGATGATGAAAGTTTACAAATGCAAATAGCATCAGATCAAATCAACGAAATAAGACATTTAGTTTCTGGGCGTGTATTAGAAGTTTTTACTAGTGGAGCTGAGTTTTTTCTTAGACCACAAACAGGCAAGAATATAACACCAACTGATTCTATGATTATTAGACAAACATCCTTTGGTGTACAACAAGCTGGTATGCCAAGACCATTTGATGGTGGTACTTTGTATATACAAAAAAATGGTAAGAACATAAGAGATTATGTTTTTGCTTCAACCACAGAATTATTTGATAGTAACAATACTAGCCTGGAGTCATCACATTTAATTACTACGCCTACTGATACAGCAACAGCTACATCATTACCAGATAGAACTGAACAATTATATTTCTTAGTGTGCGGTGATGGCACAATGTGTATTTACAATAGTCAAAAAGAACAAAAGATATTTGGATGGACACAATGGAATACTGATGGTAACTACAAGTCTATTGCTTGTTTGTCGTCTACTATTTTTTCATTAGTAGAAAGAACTATTGATGGTAGTACTGCATATTACTTAGAGCAGTTTGCAACTACACAATTTGATATACCTACTGATATGTCATTTACTAAAACAATATCAGGTAGTTATCAGCCACATGGCACAGTCAAAAATAAAGGTGCTGTATCTGCTGGTGTAAGTCAGTTTATTATTGATGGTGCAACAGCTAGTCCTAATCAAGGAGATACGTTTCAATTTGCTGGTACTGGAACAACACATACAGTTACAAGTGTTACAGCAACAGGAGGATCTAACGAATACATAATATCAGTTAGCCCAGTTACAGCATCAATTAGCGATAATACAGATTTAATATTTTTAACCAGTCGTGTATTTACTGGTATTACCCAGATAGGTAAAACAGTACATGCTACATCAGGCTCAACAGAAGATGGAGATTTTTTCTATTATGGTAGTGGTGTAGTAACGGCAGCAGGTACAGTTACTTTGCCATCGCCAGCAGCAGCCTGTGATATAGGCATGGACTATGACATTACGGTAGAAACCTTGCCACAAGATGTTAGATTAGGTGATGGTGTGTTAACAGGTAAGCCACGTAAGATAGGTAAAGCTATATTAGAATTATCAACCACATATAATGTTACGATTAATTCTAATCAAGTTTTGATTGGTAGTAATCCCAATGACGATACAACTGGATTACAATCTTTGACAGGGAAAAAAGAAGTGCATACACTTGGATATGAGAAAGATCCAACATTGACAGTATCGCAAACAGCGCCACTACCAATGAGGGTTTTAGGTATAACATCGGAGGTTTATTACTAATGTGTCATCCAGCAGTATTTATGGCAATGGGAGCAGGCGCAGGAACAGCAGGTACATTAGCTGTTGTGTCTGGTATTGGTCTTGCTGGTTTTTCTATTATGCAAGCAAAGTCAGCTCAAAAAGCACAAAATGCTTTAGCTACTCAAGCGTATCAGGATAAACAAGAGCAAATAAAAGATAATAGAATGAGTGTTAAATTAGAAACAATGCAAAAAGGTAATGCATTGGCACAAGAATTTCTAAGAAGACAGGCAACCAATAGAGCATTGTTATCTCCTAGTGGCATAGGACAGAGCAATTCTTTTGAAGCAGCAATGCAATACAATAAATCTCAGTATCATCAAGAGTTAAATGCTATAGCTATTAATGAAACAAGACGTAATGCAGACTTAGCATATGCTTCACAAGAATCTAGAATAGAATTACAATCAACTAAGATTGCTACTAGATCAGCATTTCAACAAGCATTAATTAAAGGTGTAACAACTGTAGCAACATCTGCTAGTGGTTTAAAAGGAGCATCAGGAAGTAGTCAAGCAGTAGGTTCAAGTAGTGCTAACTTTAGTAATTATACTGCGGCAGATCAAGCATTAAGTACAAGTTCATCATTTATGAAGAGGTTTAATACATAATGGCATTTGAATTTCAAAAAAGAAGATTATTTAATCCTGCTACGATAGGAGTAAACAGAGGTCGTGCATTAGAAAGAGCAGCACAACAACAAGGAGCTGCTGGTTTTAATTTGTCAGAAGGTTTAAGACGATTTGTTGATAATACTACAGCAGAAACAAAAAAATATGAAGAAGAAAGAGGTAAAAAATTAGGCGCTGGAGCAACTATAGTATATGAAGACATAACATATACTGGCGCTGATGGTATCGAAAGAACTCGTAAAATAGCAAAAAATTATAAAACACCAGAAAATTTACTAGGCACATCTTGGGGTGCTGTTACTTTTGATGAAGAAGCTGCTAAAGCATTTTCAGATGCAGCATTAGGTACAGCTAATGAAATACTTAATATGGAAAAAGAATTAAGTAAAGAAAATTCTAGATTTGATCAAGATGTTGCAGAAGTTACATCCTTGTTTGATGCAAATATATCAGAACCAATCGCAGCATTAAGAGAAACAATACCAAATGAATTTAAAAATATATTTGATAGTAATGTAAAAACAAATATTGAAAGAACTAGAAGTGCAATAGCAGACAGACAATACAATAAAATATTAAGATATGGTAGAGCAAGTTTTAATAAATCAGCACAAGATTATGATGATCAATTTGGTTCTTTATTTGCTGGCGATCCTACAGAAGGATTAAAACTTTTGGAAGAATTAAAAAAAGAAGCAGATCAAAAAGCATTAAAAGGAATTGAAAGCGCTCATATATGGTCAACACAATTATATAAACCATATCAATTAATGTTAAATGCAGGAGTTAGAGCGCAAAGATTTTTACAAATTGATTATGATAGCGTTGACTCATTAGCACAAACACATTCTAATATAAAAAATCTTGAGCTTTTGTTTAATTTTCAAGGACAAAAAGTTTCCTTAGTAAATGCTGACGGAGAAACTGAGTCAATAACATTAAAAGATTTAGGACTAGATGGCACAGATAATCAAATAGCAAGAAATAAAGTTATGAGCGTGTTATCAAAACAAAGAACATTAATAACAGATTTATATAGTAAAAAAAATATTATTAATAAAAATTTAAATTATATAAAAAATACAAAACAATTACAGGCTAGTGGATTAGACTATTCTATTGATGAGCAAACTTTAAGTGCTAAATCAGATAAAATTGCATTTAGTCAATCTTTAATTCATGGAACGGAAGAAACAAAAGAATTAGTAACAGAATATCTTGCAATACAAGATATGAAAAATACAAATCTTGATGAAGATAATATTTACACATCATTAGAAGGACCTAAATTTAGAAATTATTTAGCATCAAAATATCATACATTAACTAATGAACAAAATTTATTTTTATCTGGGCCAGGAAATGATATAGCTGCACAAAAAAAACAAAATCCAGAAGGATTATTAACAAGAAAACCAGAAATAATTAGATTGTTAACTAGCGAAGCATGGCTAAATGCTACATCAGGAATATCTCAAACAGAAAATGGAACTGTAGTTGCAAATAATATTTTTGATAAAATACCACAACTTTCAGCAGATGCTCAAGATGAATTTGATAATCTTTTATTTGCTGCTTCTTTAACATCATCAGCAGAAGAAGCTGCTGATCTTTATATAAGAAATGCAGTTTTAGAACCAAAAGCAAATGATGTGTTTTTTAAAGAAATATACGATGAAACATCAGGAGCTATTAGTCTTGCTATAGAAAAAGTTGTTAGTAAAGAATTTAGTGATGTAAATTTTGGAGCTGATAATATATTAGGACATAATTTTTATAATAAAATTTCTAGACAAGTTAAAATAAATTTAGCTCAAACAAAAACAAAAAAAAGTATAGAATCTGAAACATTAAAAATAATGAATAGATTAATTAAAAATGAAGATTATGGATTTAGTGAATATTCTTTTACATATTTAGGATCAACAGATGATGCAGATGAAATAGATTATGATAATGGAAAAGTATTTACTAGATATAGTACTGACAAATATTTTAATACACATCCATCAAGATTGCCTATAGATAAAGAACCTGTTTATGATCCTCTTACTTTAATGCCCTTATACGATGAAAATTATTTAAAACATATAGAAGAATATGGCGCAACAGGTACAACAAAACGAAACAGTATGGAAAAAACAGCGTTGTATTATGAAATTCAAAATGAAATTATAGAAAAAGCAAATTTAAAAAACATTAAAAATAAACAATTTGCAATAGAAGAAGAACTTATTTTAGGCAAAAATTTAAAACTTGTATCTATAGGACAACCAGTCAATGCTGATGGTGTAGTATATCAAGTTATGTATTTACCTAATCCTGATGGTTCTAATGCTAGACCAATGACAACAGATGGAATCAATGGTGCTAATATACAATATACACGACAAGAATTAGAAAGACGAAGCGCAAATAACAATACTAATATAGACAAGCATATAAAAACAAATTTAAATTTTGGCAAGACATTTACAGAAAGTGCTAATATTTTAGCTAAACAATTTTCACCATTATATAAAGGTAGATAATGGCAGTAATAGAAAGAGAAAAATGGTTTGAAAATGGTCCGCTTCCTGCACAAACGCCAATGGCCAGTCGTAGGCAAGAATATATTGCTGATCCATCTTATTGGGATACTGTTAGTGCTGCTTGGCAACTAGAACCAATAGGACAAGTATTCATATCTGATGAAAATTCATTTTTAGATTTTCCTGAAAAACCAATAATAAATATTGATAAACAAATAGAAGATGAAGGATTAAGTTATTATTCTAATTATTTTAATGATATAAGAAATCAAGAACACTTTGATTATCTTAAAGAAAAAATACATTACAATAATCATTTAAGAGACATCAGAGATAATGGTGGTTTTATGCCAGAAATTATTGCTGCATTTGGCGATCCAATTACATATCTGCCTATACCATTTGTTAAAGGCATGACGTTTGGAACAAGATTTGTAAAAGGAGCTGGATATAGTGCGGCAGCTATAGGATCTGCTGAACCAATAAGACACGCTTATGATCCAACAGCAACAGCAACAGAGTCAGTTATGTATGTAGGTGCTGGCGCTTTACTTGGTGGTAGTATAATTTCTGCATTTGGTAGACGTGGTGTAAAAGGATTTGATGATCCAGATTTAACATTAAAATCATCGGAAGAAAAAGCACAAAAAGTATTTAAAGAATCTTGGAATATGGAAAATGATACGTTTGTATCTGATATGTATGATGCTGATAGTCCTATTACATATGATTTAGAAATTGATGGTGTTGTAGATGGTGCTAGTTATAAATTAGAAAATGGTGGTCAGTTAGAAGGCATAGATAGACCAGTCAAAATACTTAATGCTGGTGATTTATACAATGGTAGAAAATTAGAAAAAGATACTATAGTAATAGATCATGCAATAGTAGAAAGAAAGTTTAGAGATGGCACATATGTTAATCCAGATGTTGCTGGTGGTATAAAACTACCAGATCAATTTGCATCGTCTGATGATTATTTAAAATTTTTAATTAAAAAAGAACATATAAAAAAGAAAGGGCAAGCACCAGATGGCTATGATCAAGTTGATGGTGAAAATTTATTAAATCAAGAAGTATTAGAGTCTATACGTGCATCAAAAGTTGGTAGACAAACAGCAGGTAGAGATTCAGAAAGAAGTTGGTTTGCAGAAAATGTTGATAGATTTATTACACCTATAGGTGAATTATTAAATAATAAACTGCGTAATAAAGACATGAATAATAAAGTTGCAGACTTAGCTTTAGAAATGTTTGGTGATTCAGCAACAGTTACAAGAGCAGCAAAAGCTGGATATGCTGTACCTCAATCTGCTTTAGTAAAAGCAACAGCAAATCATTTTAAAACAGTAGGTGGATTTAATAAAGTTTTACAAGATGCATTTCAAAAATATAGAAAACAAGTTGATTCTGTATCAGATCAAGTAGCTGGTTATAATCTTGGTGCTACAGGTATAAGAGCAGGAGATGTAATAGATAGCGGTATTAGAAAATTAGGTGGTAGAAAAAATTTAGAAGAACCAATTAAGTTTAGAGAGTTTAATGAACTTATAACTAAAGCTATTAGAGACAAAGAATATTATGCAACAGCTCCAAAAGAAATAAAAGAAGTAGCAGATAAAGTAAGTACTATATATCGCATGATTGGAGAAGAAGCAGATAAGTTAGGTATGTTTAAAAATTTAAAAACAATAGCTAATCAAGTAGAAATATATACAAACAATGTAGCTAGAGCAACAGCAATGTTAAAAGCACATAAAAAAAAATATCCTAATGATAAAGCAGGATTAGATAGAATAAAATTAAATAGAGACTATGCATCAAAACAATTAAAACAATTTCAATTTCAAGAAAAAGAATTATTAGATGGCACAGCTCAAGCATTTGATCCATTAGTAGAAAATTATGTTAATCGTATTTATGATATTGATGCAATATTAGATAATGTCTTAAATGAAGATTGGGTAGCACCAGGAGTATTACCTAAATTAGAAATAAAGTTTGGTATGGTTAAAGGTATGCAAGTTAGAAATAATGGTTCAATAGGTAAAATTACTAGCATAGATGATAAAGGTAATATTAAAGCATTGATAGACGATCAAAGTATTACTATAGCAAAAAAAGATATAGATTTAGTTGGTAAAAAATTAAATGATAACTTTAATCCTAAATACTTTACTGTGCCAAAAGAAAATACTTTTAGAGGTATTTTATATAATTCATTTGTGCGTAATAAAAACATTACAGATCCTTTAGACATCTATCAAGTAAACGCTAGAGTAGACAAAACTATTAAAGACATAACTAGAGATGCGCAAAACATTGATATGGATGGTGATACTATACAACAATACAGTCCTGATGCAGGAAGAACAATAACAGCAGAAAATGCATTACATCATCGTTCAATTGATGCAACTGATAAAGAATTAATGCCATTTTTAGTTAACGATATAAATTATTTAATGAGAGCATACTCAGAACGTATGCACAAAAGAATTGAAATGACTAGAAAGTTTGGTGATGCAACAGCAGAAAATAAATTATGGAATATAGAAATGGATTTGCTTGAATTTGAATACAAAGGCAATGGAGACTTTAAAGAAATAACAAAGTTAACTAATCATTTAATAGACAGCAGAGATAAAGTTTATAATTTATTTAATACAGCAGATCCAGATAGTTTTATGAAATCTAGATTGCCAGCAACTATAAGAAACTGGGCTAGTACAGCAATGATGGGTAAAGTTTTATTTGCATCTATTGTAGATTTTGCACGTATACCTATGGTGCATGGAGTATCAAACACTATGAGATATCTAAATAGTAAACATTTTTTTGCAGCAGATAAAAAAGAATTTAATGAACAAATTGCTCAAAATGCTTGGCTCGGAGATGTGTTTGATGTTGTGATGAATAATAGTTCGCATAGACAAATGGCTAATACTGAACAAAGAGTTGGTCGTGGTGTATCTGCATTTGATAGATTCTTTGATAAAAGAATAATGAAACCAACAGAAGCAGTACAAGCTCCTTTTTATCATATGAACTTATTATCTGCTTGGACACATAAAATGAAAGAAATGAGTCAACACATTTCAACACATAGATTTTTAGAAGATACACAAAAAGTTGCTAATGGCACAGCAACAGAGTTTGATCTTACTAGATTAGCTAGTTATGGTATAAGTAAACAAGAAGCAAGAGCAATAGGCAAGCTACCTATGCATAAAACAACAAATGGTATGTTGTATACTAAACAGAAAGAATGGGCGGCAACAAAAAATGGTTTAGAATATGGTGATAAATTAAGATTTGCATCGTTTCAAGATGTGCAAAGAACTATAATAACACCTAGTCTGGCTGACAAACCCAATATGATGTTTGGTGTTATTCGTATACATGATGAAGGTACAGCAGAAGCATTTGATAATTCTGTATTTAGGTTTTTAGGAGGTTTTGAAAAAACTAAATATGGTGGTAAATTTAATAATGGTTTCTTAGCATTGCCATTTCAGTTTTATGCATGGTCATTTGCCGCAAATAGAAAATTATTACTATCAGGGCTATCAGGCAGAGAAGCTGATGTAATAAAAGGTTTGACAGCAATGGTTGGTTTTGCAGCAATGGGAGATTATTTAAAAAATCCTATGTACTATCAACATAAATCAACAGAAGAAAAAATGTATCGTGCAATCGAAATGTCAGGTATAACTGGTTTAGTAGGAGATGTAAACTTTGCCTTAGAAGTTGTATCAGAAGGCATGTTTGATACACCAATGGGAGTAAGACCAATGATAGGTATACCAGGTAGGTTTGGAGAAGCCAATATTGCTGATGCAACAGGAGAATTTATTGGTCCAGCACCTGGAATGTTTGCTGATATAATACATGCATTAGGTACAGATGCTCCATTTGACGAAAAAGCGCAAACATTTAAGCGTTTAATTCCATTCAATAATTTGATATTCTTTGATGGATTGTTTAAAAAAATATACAATCAAGGAATAGAGGTACTAAGATGACAATAGCAACAGCTAAAAATACGCCAAGAAATACCTACACCGCTACAGGTGGACAAACAGTATTTACGATTGGTTTTGAATTTTTTGCCACAGGAGACATTAAAGTATTCCGTAATGGCACAGCACTAACCTATAATGCAGCGCCTAGTAGTGTTGCACAGTTTAGTGTACAAGGTACAACCAATGCTAGTGATAGTGCATATGAATTTGGAGCTGGAGGCACAGTAACTTTAGGTGCTGGTGCTACAGCAGATGACAGCATAGTAATTGTACGAGACATAACAGTAGAAAGAACCACAGACTTTACTCCAGCCGCATCGTTTGATGTAACTGCATTGAATACACAACTTGATGTATTGATGGCGATGATGGCAGAGAGAGAAGAAAGTACCTCAAGATCATTACGATTACCGTTAGCAGAAACAACTACAAACTTTGATATGCAGTTGCCTGTTAAAGCAACTAGAGCAAACAAAATATTAGAATTTGACAATGATGGTAATCCATCAGCAGCATTATCATCAACAAACTTTGCTACACTTGGAACAATTACATCTGATATAAGTGCGGTTGCAGCCGTAGCCAGTAATGTAACTACAGTCGCAGGAATTGCATCTAATGTAACTGCTGTTGCTGGAGATTCAACTGATATAGGTGCTGTTGCTGCTGTAGCTACTGAGATTGGTAGGCTTGGAACAAGTGATGCTGTAGCAGACTTAGCAATATTAGGTACTTCAGCCATCGTAACTGACATGGATTTACTAGCAACTTCTGCCAATGTTACAGCTATGGGCCATTTAGGTACATCAGCTAATGTAACAGCAATGGGATTATTAGGTACAAGTGCAGTTGTAGCAGACATGGCTTTACTAGGAACAAGTGATGTTGTAGCTGATATGGCGTTACTTGCAAACTCTGATGTTATAGCCGACATGGCTATACTAGCAACGTCTGACATTGTAAGCGACATCAACACACTTGCAACAAGCGATATAGTATCTGACTTAAATACATTGGCTACCTCAGATATAGTTTCAGACATTAATACGTTAGCCACATCAGCCATTGTTGCTGATTTAAATATACTGGCAACATCAGATATCGTTACAGATATAAATCTCTTAGCTACATCTGATGTTGTAAGCGACTTAAACACATTGGCTACTAGTGATTTTGTATCAGACTTAAACACATTAGCTAGCTCAACTGTAGTAAATAATATAGCAACCGTTGCCTCTAACGTAGCAGGGGTTAATAGTTTTGCTGCAAGATATAGAGTAACAAGTGGTGATCCAGGCTCTGACAATGATGCTGGTGATTTAAACTTTAATACCTCTAGCAATGTGCTAAAATTTTATAATGGTAGTGCATGGGTAACCATAGATAATTCGACAGCTTTGGGTAGTGAAGTTACAGGTACGTTACCTGTAGCCAATGGTGGTACAGGAGCTACATCACTTACAGCAAATGGCGTATTAATAGGTAATGGCACAGGAGCTGTAACGGCTGTTGATATGTCTACCAAAGGAAATATACTAGCAGGGGATGGCTCAGGCAATCCATCTGCACTCGCTGTAGGTACGAATGATTATGTACTGACAGCAGCAAGTGGTGAAACCACAGGATTAAAATGGGCATTGGCTGCGGCTGGTGCAACAGGTGGTGGTACGGACCAGGTGTTTTATGAAAACGCTAGAGTCATGACTACTAACTACACCATAACTTCTAGCAAATCAGCTAGTACTGTGGGACCATTAACTATTAATAGTGGTGTAACATTAACCATACCAAGTGGAGAGAGGTTAGTAATCTTATGACATGTAAAATTAATGCAGATACCAGT